CACCTACAAGGGTTGCACGGGTTTCAGCGTTGGGGATGAAGGAGTGGCTACGAACCTCTCCACGCGACAAGGACCTGAAAACTTCAGCATCGTTGCGTGCTTCTTCAACTGGAGCAAATCCGCGTGCGGCTTCAGCGACCTCAAGGGTGCGGTCAGCGTTGCGCTTTGCTACTTCAATAGCCTCATCAGCACGAGTGATGTCACTCTCGATGCGACCAATTTTTTCAATCTCAGCAGAGTCAAGCCCACGGCTTTCAGTTTCGGCACCCTCAATGACCTCACGGATTTGCGAAGTAAGGTTGGCGCGAATCTCCTGCTGAGTCTTTACGAACTCAGACAATGTATTCTCCAATGTGTTTGGTTTTGTATGGATTGCCCAGGGTGGTTCCACTCACTGGCGCTGGTCGGCAGAGCACACTCACAATTCCGACAACTCAAGTGTACCAGGATTACTACTTACTACCCCTATCTCAGAGCCCTTTAGAAACGCGGGGTCTAGGGTCCTAGACAGACAGCGCCTTAACAGATAGACTTAAGGGACCGCGTTGCTCCTGGCCTGATGGTTGGTGCCGAGTGACTGCGAATGATGGTTGATAACTACAGAGTGACTGACTGACTGGCCTGCTGGATGCCCCGCCTTTCGTATATACGATGACCGGGTTGCCTGCTGGCTGTCCATCCTCCAAAACAAACTGGAGATGAAAATTATGGCTACATCAAATGAAGTGATTAGTTACAGCATTGCTAAGAAGCTGACTGACCGTGGTCTGATGATTGCGACGTGGTTGCTTCTGAACGATGCTTGCCCTGCTGAGATAACGTTCATGCTTGAAGCGATGACTAGTGACCCTGGTTACGACCCTGAGCTTACTGAACGTGCTCTTGGGTATGTTGCTCGACAGTTTGGCTACCCTGCCGAATTGCTTGATGAAATAGTTGGATAACATCTACTGAAACTGGAGGATACAAAATGAGCAAAACATATAAGCTGACTCTTACTGAGAAGCAACGCGATGCTCTTGCCCGTGCTATTACGGCTTACGAGTGGAATTACATTGACGGTCCACCCGTGAACATTCCAGATGAATGGTCTGGTCGTGCCGCTCGTGCTGAGTACAACGAATACGCTCGTGATGAGAATCGCACAGTTCGTGCGATAAACAAGATTGAGGAGCAGTTGGGGTTTACCTTTACTCCTACCCTCGATTACAAATAACCCCTTGAGGATGGACAGTCTGCTGGCAACCCGGTCCGAATGAAACTGGAGGTGGCTACTATGGCTACTATATTCAAACCGCTTGGAACCTGGAAACCTTACTACATACCTACGGGTACTGAGGTTGCCGCTACTGACCTGCGACGTGCTCGCAAGGTCTACCGTGGCGAGAGCTGGGGTGGTGCTACCACCTACAAGCTTGCTAGCCACAAAGAGGACCCTACAGATGAGCTTTACATCTGGGAAACTCACTCGGATGGGACCGCTATCTGTGCTGACGATGACGCTAGCCACTTGAACCGTGCTGAAATGGAAGGCATATTCGAGATGCGTTGCGACAACCTGGACGCTGAGGGTCGTGCTCTGGTGGAGGCATGGCTGAACTAAATCACCAAAGCTGAGTAATAAATGACGGGGTGTCCTGCTGGCTAGTCAGTCTTACCTACAACAAAGAATGGAGAATCAAATGATTGATATCAAATATCCTGAAGTTGAAGTGGACCTGGCTGGTGAAGACGGTAACGCCTTTTCCGTAATGGGTCGTGTCCAGAGGGCAATGCGTCGTGCCGGTGTTCCTGCCGGTGAGATTGAGGCTTACCTGAAGGAGGCAGGAAGTGGTGACTACGACCACTTGCTCGCCACTACGATGCGTTGGGTCTACACGAACTGATGGAGGTTACGATGAAGCACAAGTGGACAAGTGAGGATGGTCTCCCCATTGAGGGAACTTTCGCTCACCGCTTGCTGTCTGATGGTCGCCCGAATGTTGAGCTGGTCGAGCCTGTCCGGTTCAACTGGGATGACTACAATCTGCGACTGAAGGTTGGCGATATTTTCTACCGCTACCCTTTGGCACCTAACGGCGAATACGATGAGAGTGAAATATACCGGGTCTGCCTAAAGCAGAATGGTGTTGCTTACTTGATTCGTTTTGCCGGGACCGGCTCGGTATTTGCCGATGAAACCTGGTTCCGTGGTCGCACGATAACCGGTAAATCTCGCCCCTGGGGTTACACAACCGTTGCCCGTTACACGGTTCCGGCAAAACCCGGTTGCGAGATTACTCGGATACATGAATGGGCGCTTCAATACGCTCGTTTCTAATCGGGTGGGGTGGGGGACCTTGGTCCCCTGCCCTACTCTTTACAAAGAATGGAGAATGTAATGAACAAGAACGTACCTGCGAAAGTTGAACGGTATATGAAAGTCATGGAGCGATTGCGTGACGCCAAAGATACGTCTAATACGTCCTCTGGAGAGTGGACGATGACGTACCCCTGGAACCGTGGTGAAGCGAGTGAGCTTCAGAGCCACATACATAAGATGATTCGCGTGAAGCGTGCCGAGCTTTCAGAGCTTGAGAGCGCTTGGTGTGAGTTTGTTGAGATGACCGATGACGGTTGCGTTGAAGCATATTTTGAGTTCGCTAAGGCGCAGATGAAGATGCGTGAATGGGAAATAGTGGAGGTGAACAAATGATTGGTCCTTACTTTATCTGCTTGGACTGCGTTTACTACCATGAGTACGGGGTGCTTCTTGGAACGCCCCTTGACCGCTACTGGGAAGTTGCCCGTCATGCTAGTGGCGCATTCTCGATTGACGTGCCCATCGATGAAAGTGATGGTTTTGTTGCTTTCAGTCGCGAACCTTGCGATGCCTGCGAAACACACCTTGTGGGGCAGAGATTCCCCGCTCAGTACACGGAGTTGAACAAATGATGAGTCGCAAAGATTACGTTTCAATCGCTGAAGCCATTGTCCCCTGCGGATTGGAGATGGGTGTTAGTGACTATGAGTTGCTAGTGGACCGCTTGGGCGATGTGTTCGAGCGTGATAACCCCCGCTTTGAACGTGAGCGTTGGGAACAAGCCTGCAACTTGCATTACATCCACATCCGCTGAATACAAAAGACCCCTGGAGCTTATTGGCTCTGGGGGTTTTTTGTGCCTACCTTACCTCGGTGGGTTCAGTCACCCGGATTTCACGCTTTGGCTTTTCAGCCCTTGGCGATTCCGGTTCAGCTGGAGAATCGAGTTCCGCAACTGCTTTAGCCATCTCAGGGGCAAGGGCGTAGATGGCACCACTCTCAGGGTTTCCTGCCGCCTTCAAGATTGCGTCTTTGATTTGCTTTTCACTAGGCATTGAGCATCTCCAATAGTTTGAGTTTGTATTTCTTGAGTTCGAGCATAGCCATACCTTTGTCATCTGGCTCATCTGATGTTTCTTCGGCAACAGGCTTTTCTGGGGCAATGGAATCCAGAACCTCAGTCAGCAGTCTGGTGTCCTCGTCTGTCATTTCTTCACCCATCTCCAGCTTGACTAGAGCATCGGACAAAGCATCAAGGTCCACGTCTGCGCGTTGAGCAACTTTTGCGAGCCCACGAACTTGGGCTTTGCCGGAAGTGCCCTCATATGCGGGGAACGCCACAATACTGACCTCGTGAATCATAACCTCACGCAAGGTGCGTTCTGAGCCATCCTCCGACCACTCGTCACCTCCACGGGGAACAGAGAAACCAAAGCTCATAGCATCTACGTCACCACGCTTCAGGAGTTCGGCGGCATCACGACCCGTGGAAGTATTGGGTAGCTGGGCAACCACTTTGAGTCCACGTTCATCCTCGACCAACTTCATCGTGCCGGACCGGGTAGAACCCAGGACCTCACTTGTATCGTGGTTCCACAGGAACTTGATATCGTTGCGGGATTTGAGTGAACGGATGAAAGCCCCTGGAGCTATACGCTCCGTGAACGGCAATGGTTTGCTTGGGGAATCGAACAAAGCGGCATACCCTTCAAAGAACATACCGTCTGAGTTTTCCCGGACCTCCATCTCATCCAATGGCGTTTCACGGGTTTCAATAGCAGGCAAAGTATCTCCCCTGTCTTTCTGCTCTTGTTCGAGTCTACCAAACACACCGTCAGCATACTTCATTGCTCGACCTGCGGCACGTTTGCTTGGACCGCTACCCCAAAGTAGATGGGCAACTACTCCTGGGCTGGGGTACTTGTCATTTTCTGGGTCTGCCGCTGGAGCTTCCAGGTCTGGCATGTGGCGAGCTATCCAAGCTCGCAACCTTATCCACTTTTCAGCGGTCACATTACCTTGAGCCATAGCTCTTGCTTCACGAATGGTCTTGTCGGTCAGACCACCGCCACCCTTGCCCTCTTTGACATATTTGAGCCCCTGGCGTGCTGAAGCCCTCATGAAAGCTGGCGGGTCCAAGTTGATTGCCCTATCTTGCTTGTCATCGTAGGAACGCAATGAGTCAATCTTGGTGAGGGCGGAGAATCTGTGCCCGACCAGACGGGCAGTTGGTTTCCAGCCGTCATCGCCTTCACGGAATATGCGAATGAGTGCGGCAGGATTTTCTGGACTGGCTTCAACGGTAAAGCTGGAATCAGGCACCTTTATTGGGTTGTCCTGGGATATACGCTCAATTTGACCCTGGGCGACTCCACCAGATGCTTTCCATCTGACGTAATCCCCTTTTGCGAACGATTTTCCCGATTCAGCCCTTGATTGAACAATTTGGAGGCTCCCTGAGCCCCTCTCAGAGCCTTTTATCCCGTCCCGGGGTTCTAGTCCCCGGATAGGGGTCTCATCGCTCTCAGGCGATTCTGGCGCTTCGTGGTTTTCTTGGTTCACCATTAGCGGTCCACCTCATCGTCGTAGACTGATTCTGGGTCAGCCTCATCTATCTGCGCTACCGGTTGAAGCTGTGAACTTGGGACCCCAGTGTGCGGAATTGGCGGTAGCCCAAGTGCTTCTAGCACCCCTGCTGGGTCAAAACCTGCGACCACCAGTTGTTGTGCCGCCTGGACCTTATTCTTGGTTGCCGTAATGTCAGAGTCAATAATGTTTACGTTAGCTAAGGGGACCCGCACACTATTTGCGGAATCCTGTTCCATTGGAGGTAAGTCCTCCAGCCTGCGAACATCGTTGATTGTCAAGAATCCTGACTGGAGCCCTGTCGAATACGAGGCAGTACGGGTTTGGAGGTCGGAGCGAACCAGACCATCCATATTGAACTTGACGTATGCGTTCTCCCCA